CCAGTGGCACCAGCGCTGATAGCGAGATCAAGTCGAGTTTCAAAGCACTGCGCAACCGTGCGCGGCAGTTGTGTCGTGATAACGACTATGCCAAGCAGGCGTTGCGGGCTATCCAGAACAATGTGATCGGCCACGGCATCCGACACCAAGGCCAGGTGCGGATGCTGCGAGGCGGCCGACTGGATGAGGCGATGAACGCGCAGATCCACGAGGCATTCGAAAAGTGGATGAATAAGTACCGCTGTGATGTCAGCGGCTTGCTCGGCTTCCATGACATCGAGCGCCTGGCGGTGCGCAGCTTGGCGGAGAGCGGCGAGATCTTCATCAGGATGATTCGCCGGCCGTTCGGCGACTCAAAGGTGCCGTTCGCGCTGCAGCTGCTGGAGGCGGATTATCTGATTGATGACGATGTGCCGCAGGCCAAGGACGGCAACACGGTGCGAATGGGCATCGAGGTGGATCAGTACCTGCGACCGCAGGCGTATCACTTTTATGCGAATCATCCGGGTGATACCTACGCCGGCAACGCGCGGACTACTGGCCGCCGGATCCGGGTGCCTGCTGATGAGGTGATCCATCTGTTCATTCCTGAGCGGCCTGGCCAGACCAGGGGCGTGACCTGGTTCGCTTCGGCGTTGATGCGGCTGCACATGCTGCAGGGTTATGAGGAGGCCGAGCTGGTGCGTGCGCGGGCGAGCAGTGCGCTGATGGGATTCATCACCAGCCCCGAGGGTGAACTGACGCCGGACGATGTGTACGAGGGCGAGCGCGTGAGTGAGTTCCAGCCTGGAGTGTTCAAGTATTTGGATCCCGGCCAGACAGTGACGGTGCCGGACATGAACGCACCCGATGGCCAGTTGGAACCATTCACCCGTTCAATGCTGCGTGCTGTGGCGGCTGGCTTGGGCGTGAGCTTTGAGAGCATCAGCAAGAACTTCTCGGAGAGCAACTACAGCAGCAGCCGGCTAAGCCTGCTGGAGGAGCGTGATGCGTACCGCGTGCTGCAGCGGTACATGATCGAGAACTTCCACCAGCCGGTGTTTAACGCATGGCTGGAGATGGCAGTGCTGAGCGGTGCGCTGAGCTTGCCGGGCTATGAGAGCAATCCTGACCGCTACCGCGCTAGCAAGTGGGTGCCGCGGAGCTGGGAGTGGGTGGATCCACAGAAGGAAGTGGATGCCTACAAGACCGCGGTGCGGTGCGGCTTCAAGACGCTTTCGCAGGTGATTGCTGAGCAGGGCGGCGATTTGGATGATGTGCTGCTTGCACGCCAGAGCGAGCTGGCGATGCTGGATGAGTTGAACATCGTCACTGATACTGATCCGAGTGAGGTGACGGAAGGTGGTGCAGTGCAGGCTGCGCGACCGATGGGCACCGAGCCGCCGTTCGAGGAGACCGAGCCGGTGATCGAGGAGGAGGAGAGCTATCCAGAGGAGGAAGGGACTGAAGACCTCAGCGAGCAACTGCAAGGAGACTGATGGCAAACGTCGCCGGAACTGAGGTAGATCTGATGCCAACTGATGGCATGAGGTCTGAGGCGCAGCGTTATCGGGACTGGAAAGCGGAAGGCAATGCTGGTGGCACGGAGGTGGCTGCGACCCGTGCCGCACAAATTCTGAGTGGTGATGAGTTGAGTCCCGAGACTGTGATCACCATGGCGGCATGGTTCGCCCGTCATGAGGTGGACAAGCAGGGCGAAGGATTCAGTCCTGGGGAGGATGGTTATCCATCGCCTGGACGCGTGGCATGGGCGGCTTGGGGTGGCGATGCTGGCCAGAGTTGGGCTACATCAAAGGCGGATAGAATCAAAGCATTACAAGACAGAAGCGCTGTGGACTTAGAGCGCCCCTATCCCAATGAACATGCTGCTCGGTTGAAGGATCCCGATCAGTACGACTCATTGCGTCGAGAGAACGATGCGGGCGGCTCAGGCATTGATTTCATCTACGGGATCAAGGAGGGCGTGAGCGAGATCCAAGCGATTCGCTTCCGTAGTTCGCAGTACAGTCCGGCTGAGGCGCGTGCTTGGTTGGTTGAGCATGACTTCGATGCGATCGAGTTTGAGGAAGCCACTGGCGACGGTGAGGCTGAGCGTGCCGAGCCTGATGCGTTGAAGGAAGGTGACTTCGTGCGTTGGGATTCAAGCGGTGGCACTGCCCGCGGACGGATCGAGCATGTGATGCGTGAGGGCACCTTGGGTGTTCCCGACTCTGAGTTCAGCATTGACGCCAGCGCCGAGGATCCTGCTGCACTGATTCGGATCTACCGCGAAGGCGATGAAGGCTGGGAAGCGACTGAGACGCTGGTAGGACATCGATTCTCGACACTGACCAAGATCCCGACGCTGCGGGCGATGGAAGGTAAGTACAAGCGCAGCGAGGTTGTCGAGTTTGATTCTGTTGAGGATCGGACCTTCGAGTTTCCATTTAGCTCGGAGTATCCGGTGGCTCGATATTTCGGCAACGAAATCCTGAGCCATGAACCGAAGGCGGCTGATCTTAGTCGCCTGAATGACAGCGCCCCGCTGTTGTTCAACCACAACCCCGATCGTGTGATTGGGGTAGTGGAGCGTGCATATATCGATGGCAAACGCCGGAGAGGTTATGCGCGTGTGCGGTTCAGCCGCAACGCATTCGCTCAGGAAATCTTGAGCGATGTGAAGGATGGCATTCTTAGGAATGTCTCCTTCGGCTACTCCATCGACAAAATGGAGGAGCGAGGCAGTGGTGACTTTGTTGCTACTGCTTGGTCCCCGTATGAGATCTCCGTGGTCTCCGTGCCGGCGGACAAAACTGTGGGCATCGGCCGCTCGCTGGAGTCCACTGATAACGCTGCTTCGGCAGCACCAACACCCGATCCCATTCCTTCAATGGAAAACACCACCCCCGATCTGGCCGTGGTGCGGGCCGAAGCCGCTGAGGCTGAGCGCTCCCGCATCTCGGACATTTCCGCCCTGTGCGATAAGCACGGGATGGCCGACCTCGGCCGGCAGCTTATCGAGTCTGGTCGTTCTATCGATGAGGCGCGTGCGGCTGTTCTGGACAAAATGAACATCCCCCAGGAGCCTGTCAACATGAGCGCCGCTGAAATCGGCCTTAGCGAGAAGGAGAGCCGCAGCTTCTCCTTCCTGCGTGCCATCAACTATCTGGCCAACCCGGCCGATCGCGCTGCCCGTGAGGCTGCTGCGTTTGAGATCGAAGCATCTGATGCCGCTGCTGCCAAGCTCGGCCGTCAGTCCCGCGGCATCACCGTGCCCCAAGACGTGCTGCGTCGTGACCTGAACGTCGGCACCTCCACCGCCGGCGGCAACCTGGTTGCTACCGAACTGGATGCTGGTTCCTTCATCGACCTGCTGCGCAACGCTTCGGCTCTGGATCAAGCTGGCGCCACCGTGCTGACCGGCCTGACCGGCAACGTGGCTGTGCCGAGGCAATCGGGCGCCGCGACGGCGTACTGGGTCGCTGAGTCCGGTTCCCCCACCGAGTCCCAGCAGACCGTCGATCAAGTCAGCCTGGTGCCCCGCACTTGCGCTGCCTTCACCGACTACAGCCGCAAGCTGATGATCCAGTCCTCCATCGACGTGGAGAACATGGTGCGCAGCGACCTGGCTCGCGTGATCGCCCTCAAGATCGATTACGCCGGTCTGTATGGCACTGGCGCCAGCAATGAGCCTCTCGGCCTGAAGAACACCACCGGCATTGGCACCGAGAACTTCGCTGCTGCCACCCCGACCTTCGCTGAGGTTGTGGCTCTGGAAAGCGACGTTGCTGGTAGCAACGCTCTGCTTGGCACTCCTGTGTATCTGATGAACGCCGCCATGCGCGGTGGTCTGAAGACCAAGGCCAAGGATGCAGGCTCCGGCTTGTTCGTGATGGAAGGCGAGCTGGTGAACGGTTACCGCGGTGTGCTGTCCAACCAGGTTGCTTCTGGCGATCTGTGGTTCGGCAACTTCGCTGACCTGATCATCGGCTACTTCTCCGGCCTGGATCTGATGGTTGACCCCTACACCCACAGCACCTCCGGGACTGTGCGCGTGGTGGCGATGCAGGATGTGGACATTGCTGTCCGTCATCCTGAGTCCTTCAGCCGCGGCAACGACACCCTCTGATCATGTTGATCAAGGTCCTACGGCAAACAATGCTGGCAGGCCAAGTCGTTCGGATTGGGGAAGTCCATGAGGCTTCCCTACCCGACGCCAAGTTGCTGATCGGCATTGGCAAAGCTGTTGAGGTTGCCGAGAAGGTGACCGACTTGGTTGAGGTCATTACTCAACCTGCACCCAAACCATCTACCCCTCGACGGAGGGCTAAATCATGACCATCCACAATCTTGGTTCTAAGACCACGATTCTCGGTCTGCTGCGCAACGATGTTGTGACTGCAACCGGGACCGGCTCTGCCATCGACCTGCAGGGCTACGAAGGCGACATGGCTGTGCTGCTCGACGCTGAGGCTGGCAGTTCTGGCGTGACCTACGCCGTGAAGCTGACCGAATCTGATGAGTCCGGCGGTACTTACACCGACGTGACCGGCGGCGCTTTCACCACTACTGCTGCCAACACCGCATCGCTGCAGAAGATCTACGTGAACGTGAGCGCTCTCAAGCGCTACGTGAAGGTCTCTGTGACCGTGGCTGGTGGCACCGGCGCTGGTGCTGTTGCTGTGATTGGCCTTGCTTCTCTGAAGTACTGCTGATCATGGCGATCACGGAGGACCTGGATGCGTTTCTGGCGGACTTTGGCGTTAGCTGCACGGCTGGCGCCACTACCGCCAACGGCATCTTGGACATGCCTAGCCAAGTGATCAGCGATGGGATGGTGCTCATCACCGACTACACGCTGACCGCCAGGACCTCCGCATTTGGCAGCCTCGTTCGCGGTGATTCGATCACTGTGGACGGGGCTGCTTATTCCGTCAGGGAGACCATGCTGCTTGACGATGGCAAGTTCGTTCAGCTTGGGATCCAGAAGACATGAGCACCATTTACGGCGGCAACGCAGATCGGCCGCAGAACATTCACACCTTCACCACGATCAGCAACACCGCTGGGTCGTCTGCTGCTATTGAGGTTGATGGCACGGTCTTCACCACGTTCGAGAAGATCACTGGTGGGCAGGTGACTTACCACGTGCAGGGTTCAATGAACGGGACAGACTGGGCGAACATCGGGGAAGCCAAAACAAAAGACGCTGGCAACCATATTCACACCTACTGCGACTATGCGATCCGGTATTTGCGGCTTGATGTCACGAGTATCAGTAGCGGCCGTAGCATTACGATGACGGTCTGCTGCGACTCATGACAACCCGCCGCGAGTCGATTCTGGCCAGGATCCGCAGCAACCTGACTAACACCAGTGGTGTCGGCAGTCGAATCTACCGCAGCAGAGTGGAGCCTTTGGCTCGCGGTGAGTTGCCTGCGATTGTGGTTGAACCGATTAACGATGTCTGCCAGCAACTAACCAGCACACCAACGTTGGATTGGACGTTGACGGTGCGTGTGGCGGTCATTGTGCGGGGCAGTATTCCAGATCAGGTTGCTGATCCGATAGTGGAAGACTTGCACGCGAAGATCATGGCGGATCTGACCTGCAATGGCTTTGCCTATGACGTGCAGCCGACTGGTGTGAGTTTTGATTTGCAGGAGGCAGACCAGCCATCTGGTGTGATCTCCTGCGACTTCGTGGTGAAGTATCGAACTCAGGTCGCTAATTTGGCCTTGAGTCCGTAGCAGCTACGATGATGGATGAATACAAAGGCCAGGGCGGAAGCTATCTGGTCGACAAAAAAACCGGCAAGCGAAAGCTCGTCGAGCGGACCCAGCCGGCACCTCACCCAACCCTAGAGGAAGCCACCAATGGCCTCAGTTCTGACACGCCGGCGCCTGATTCTGGCGAAGATTGAAAGCACCTACGGCACGGACCCCACTCCGACTGGCGCTAGCAATGCGATCTTGGTGCGCAACCTTGAGATCCAACCGCTAGTTGCCGAAACGGTGAACCGCGATTTGGTGCGTCCTTATATGGGACAAGCCGATCAACTGCTGGCTCAGACTCGCGTCGAGGTGACCTTCGAGGTGGAGCTGGCTGGTTCTGGCACCGCTGGCACCGCTCCGGCCTACGGTCCGGTGCTGCGTAGCTGCGGCCTGTCCGAGACGCTGGTAACCAGCACTAGCGCCACCTACGCGCCCGAGAGCAGCGGCTTTGAAAGCTGCACCATCCATTACCACGAGGATGGCATCCGCCACAAGCTGACCGGCTGCCGCGGCACCTTCGAGATCAACGGCGAAGTGGGTCAGATTCCGGTGATCAGCTTCACCATGACGGGCATCTACAACGCCCCGACCGACGAGGCTCTGCCCACCCCGACCTACGCCAACCAGGTCGCACCGCTGATCTTCAAGAACGGCAACACCTCCAACTTCTCGATCTTCAGCTACAGCGGCTGCCTGCAGTCCCTGAGCTTCCAGAT